CTTCTTTTAATTAGCATACATCCTGTGGGAGCGTGTGTAACTTCTACTAATCCTTCTTCCACATTAAACTTCTTAGGATCTTTCATTTTAATTGGAAAAGTAAAACCTAACTTAGACATATAATCAGCATCTTTAGCCCCATGTCTTTGAAGCTTTCTAAACATCTTATCCCAATCTATAAACTTCATAGGATAGGGACAAGCTACGATATCCTTGTCTTTCTCCAACATCGTAAAAATAGTCTTGTGTTGAAAATCAATATCTGAGTCTATAAATAAAAGATGAGTATAGTTATCTTTATGGCCAATAAAATCAGCCACACATAAATTTCTTCCTTGTTGAACAAGTGATGATTTAAGTAAAGTAAAGCTGACTACAATATTATTTATGATACAGGCTTGTTGAAATTTAAGCATAGCTTGTACATAATGAATACTTGCTCCACCATGCATAGGGGTGCATACCATAATTTTATATTTAGGGTTTATCATCGTAGATTTTTTCGTTAGGTCTATTGTTTCTACACCTTCACCAAACCATATAGGTTCATTATTTTGCATTTAGTAATCCTTCCAATGTTCGTTTCCAGTTGACAGCTTGCTTAGACCAACCATAATACTTTCTTGCGTATTCTGATTGTAACATTAAATGTTCATGTAAGGAAGGGTCGGATAGTGTTGGTACGACCGCATCAATAGCGTAAGCAAATTTTTGAGATAAAGCTTTGTAGTTATTATCAAAAGGAATGTACAAAGCATATTCAGCGCAAGTTTCATAAAGAGCTCCGAAGTCCGTGAGCACACAGTAAAGACCCGCAGCCATAGATTCAATGGCCGAGATGCAAGAAGTCTCTTCCCAGATACTTGGGTAAACAAACATATGATAATCTTTTAAATGTTCTTTAATATAACTATTAGGTTTGTATCCTATGTAATTTACATTCTTTAATAATTTAGCTTGATCATATAAACCTTGATACTGAGGATCATTCTTTTCAGCAAATTCTTTTCCATATACTTCACAGCTAGAATATACATCTAGAGTTACATCACTCTTTACAAGTTGCATAGCACCAAGCAATACAGATAGTCCTCTCCAAGGAGTGCAATGATGAATAAGCTTTATGGGCTCACCTTTTTGATAAGGTTTTCTCATAGGTATTTCATCAATACCATTTTTAATTACAGTACATTTATCTAAAGGCATCTTAAATACTTTACGAAATTGTTCTAAGTTCCAATGAGAATTAAATACGTACATATCGTATTTGTTGGTATTCTTGGGATCATTAAACCAGGGGTAGATATTGGGCTGATCCCAAGAATTCTTTTGCCATAATACATTCGGTTTAGTTGGATGTAATGGAATCTTTTCAGGCACAGATGTTGTAATCTGTACTTTGTCTAATAAGTCTTTATCAACGTATTTAGATAGGTATTCTAATTGTAGTTCAGTCCCACCTTTAGGATTTTGGTTTATCATTCTGTTGTTGCATTACTTTCTGTATTATTTCTAGTCCTTTTGGATCTACCTTTACTGTACAGTCTTTTACAATATCGGGTCCTGCTTTCTCTTCTTTAAAAACTTCTCCTGTTTTCGTGTTACGCCACGTATAAACAGTTTCGCATTTTATCTTAGTTGTCATCTCTATTCATTTCTAAAATTGACGCTATTGCAAATAACTCATTTGCTTGAGTTGCTTGAACTTTTAGGATTTCACCTTCCATCATAATTAATGGTTCTGTAAGAATTTGTTCTGTAGCTTTAGCTGATATAGTTTTATCTTTAACAATATTAAATATGGCTGCAGAAGAATCAACCAATGTAATATTAATTTCTGTCCCTGAGTTAGCATCTTCAGTTACTAACAAAGATTTTACAATAGCTCTAGAATTAGAGGGACATGTATACAGAGTTGTAAGGTTTGTATCTGTTAAATCTTTTTTAGCGTTGAGATAAATATTAGCCATTGAAAAAATTAAACCTTTCTAGTTCTTCCTTTTGTTCATTCAAGAATGTAGTATTAAGCTGTTGCTTCATTGTTGTCAAGGATTCTAAAATTTGTCTTTGATTTTGTGGATTATAATCTGGTGTAGGTTCTGGTATATATGATGTAATTTTAGTCACTATCTTCTACCATCAGGTTGTGCATCAAGTCTTAAAGATCCATATCTCCAAGTCTCTCCCACTGATTCATTTTCTATTTTTACACTAAGCAATCTTCCTCTTGCTCGAGTATCTATTTTCTTTGTAGTACTGGTAATTGTAAATGGTCCTAACGGTGAAACAGTTTGAGTCTCAGAAGGAAAGTCACTTATAAACAATGAAATTTTTGAGTTACCTACAATTTGTTTATAGTCAGGAATAAATCTTCTCATTGACATTATAAATTCTCCGTCATCAATATCAAAGTCAGAGGATCTAATAAACGCAGCAATGGCACTTGTACCTGTGCTGTTAATTTGATCTGTGCCTATATCGTGGACGTAATAGACGGTAGACCCATAAGTATTAGTAATTCCTGATATAGGAAATAAAGGAACGTCAGACGGGTCATTAGTTCCGCTTTGATCTTTTGGTATGTAATCGGTTGCATAAGGTGCTGTAAAAACATCGGCATCTTGATATGTTGTTCGATCTAAAGATCCTGTGTACCAACTTGCTTCACCATAATTATAAGTAACAATTCTATCAATTTGTGTAGATCCTGATTTTGGATAAAACCAATTTACTTCTGTGTACAAACTATTATGACCTGAATAAACAATTTCACTAGCATTGAAGTTTAAACCCAAGTTTCCATCACCTGTAGTAAATACAAAATCTTCAACTAAACAAGGTAATTGTTTAACGGTACCGTCGAATTGAAAAAAGCCTCCTGATACACCCATCCAAAATACTGAGCCCTGTGCAAAAGATACAGCGTGTTGTCCAAGACAACCACAATTGGTTCCTACTTGTCTAATACTAAATGTAAATGGGGGTCCAACAAATTGAGCAACATAAGCTGCTTGATCTGTTAAAATTAGAATATAATCCTTACCTTGAACCGCAGCTACAATTTTGTTTCCTTTATCTAATTGAAATGTTCCTGCTGTGTTGATAGCTGTTGGTTGATATACAGATGTTGACTCTTGATCAGAGAATCTAATAAACATTGGATCTTGCGTAGAAGTATTTCCAATTGTTGTCTCTGTTCCTAAATGAAATAAGTGTCTGTCTTTTTCAGATACAATGGTTAATCGTGAAGCTGTAGGCGCTCCCGTCATGAGAGCAGCTCTTATTGTTCTAGCGTTTGTAGCTCCAGCATCCCAAGTAAAAGATTTACCGTTAGCTATTGTAGCTACTAAAGTTTCTCCAAAATTATCTAACGACCAATTACCTGGTTCTAAAATAACATTAGAAGTTGCTCGTTCTGTACCCCATGTAGAGTTTCCCCAAAGATATGTGCCCCAACCATAACCAAGAGTTTGAGTTGTGGGTCCAATAACAGCGTAAGGATTAATGGTGCAAGATCCACCCGCAGCCATTCCTGTTCCATTGTTCTCTGTTGTTGTAACACCAGCTGCAGGGTTAGTTAGACTAATAGTAAAAGAATTAGTTGCTGTGGTTAAAACTTCAAAAGCGTAAGTAGTAAAATCATCAGCTGTCAACGTTGTGTTAGATCCCATAGAGACAGAGGATAAAGTAATGTATCTTCCTGCTTCTAAGCCATGTCCAGTTTTATTAATGGTTACTGTAGCACCAGCTGCTGCTGAAGTTGTAAAAGTTCCTGTTCCCGCTATGGCTGAATCCAAAGGTGAAATGTCATAAAAAGCACCACCATAATATAAGAATAAACCTTGTGACGTTCCTATAGCTGCATACTTCTCTCCAGCTAAAGATGTCCATGTGTGTTGAGCTCTCGCAACACCAGGCAAAGTATTTTGATCATTGGTTAACTGTTGCCAACCCCCAGTCTTTTCAGGGATGCCATATCTAAATCTAACAAAGTCTCCATCTACCCACTTACCTGGAGCGGCAGCGGGAGTTCCTTGTTTATCAAAGCCTGGTTGAAATTTTACTTTTTTTAATGCCATATCTCCCCACTATACTATTTTTTTGTCAAAAATATAGTCCATTCTAGATCTGAGATCAAATCGTTTATGTATACTTCGGTCTTCTTTTCTCTGCGTATATGTTTATGAAGCTCTTCAAGATCTAAAATAAGCCATTCTTTTTTACCTTCAAGAACCATTTTTTGAGCTTGTGAATTGAGATGCCCACTTTGAACAGGTCCCTTATCAGGTAATGTAAACATATCTCTAACGTCAAATCTGTAAAAAGCATTTTGTCCTTTTATTATGCCCGCTATGTTCCAAGAAGTTTTTTCTTTTGGATATTCTATAGCGGTTAAGTGTTTGGAGAATCGTTCTACTATTGTCACTTAATATAATTAAAATTTATAACAAGTCTTTTTTCTGCATCAGTGCAACTTGTACCTGTGTGTTTAAGCTGTGAATCAAACTCTATATATTGATTCTGAATGCTTTTAATTTTTTTACCATCTTCAAATTTAGTGTAACCATTGTTAGTATTTATATAAAAGATACCTGTTGTAACTTTGGGGTTTTTAAAATCTACATGCATACCGTGCTCAACTATTTTATCGGTATTAAGAAGTAAGTTAGCCTTAACTCTTACTAATGCAATAGGTTTTATCTTTATAAAGATAGGTGTTAGCAAATCAAAATACTCAGATTGTACTCTGTTAAAATTAAAAAATGTATGAGTAAATTGAAAATTTTGTTTAACATTTGGATCTAAATCCTCTTTGTCTAATACAGGATTATAGTACCATGCAAATTGAGGTGATGACATTATGGCGACTAAATCATCAAACCTTACTTGATCTATAAAATTTTTATAAACTTGCATTAAATCCTTTTAATAATATGTCCCATGATATTTTACCAAAAGGCCATGTTTGAAACAAGTCATCTTTATACGGAGTTTTATTTAAATGTTTTTTTGTTCTCTCCCATATAGGATTGTTAGTAAGATGCTCTGTAGTAATTTTATTTGCATTTTTCCAAAACTTTGTGTTGTGGATAGATCCTTGATTATAAACCCAAGCTATAAAATTTTCATATTGTTTTGCTCTCTCATCAAGAAGTATATTCAAAGTTTCTTGATCCATATCATTATGAATATAATCAAAAAAACATTTATTAACAAAATCATAAAACACACCGGATAATGCTTCCATAGGTTCATAAAATATTGCTCTGTTTCCATTTTTAATAATTCTATTATTTAAAAAACTTTTTACTCTGTATGGTTTAAAATTAAAATCCCTTAAATCTTTTTTAGTTTTATTTGATTTAAATATTTCGTTAATCTCATCAACTGCTTCCTGCTCTGTAGTTATGTTGTCATTAAATAAATAACCCCATCCTTGTCTGTGTGTTAATGGTATACCAAACATCCAACCATTTTTATGTGCATAGTGATAAGTATAATCCCAAGTACCTGGTTCAGGAATAAGATTAACAAACGCTCTGTTAATGGGAAGAGAAGTAATCATATGGTAGTTAGAATAATCATCAGGATAACCTCTACAATCTATTACATAGTCATAAGTGCTTTTACCTTTTGTAAATAAAACGGTAACCTCTTTATCATTTTGTTTTAATTCTTTAATATCTTTGTTTAATATTTTAAATCTTTTTCCATAAATCTTTTTAGCTCTACTAAACATTTTTTCTGACAAAGCAAAGTTATCAAAATGCATCGCATAATGAGTCGGCAGAATGGGACTTATAAAATCTTTTTTTCTCCAATTTTTATAATGCACGCCTAGCTTTACAGTTGAGCTTAGTTCTTTAGAATCAATAAATACATTATAGTTAGCGGCTTCCCATAACAAAGAGGGTAAGTTAACATTGCTGCTTTCACCAATGCCTAGTATTTTTTTCTTAGGATTATATATGCAAGTTACTTCTGCCTTTTCTATATATTTTAAAAAATGTAAAACTGACATTACTCCAACTGTGCCTGTTCCTATTACTGCTATCTTCATTTAATAAACCCAACTTATAAAACTTAAACGAGTTCCTTTAGTTATTTTTTTTACCTGATGTTCAAATATAAAATTTGAAGGAAAGATTAATAAATCTCCTGCTTTCATCTTTATTGTTTTATCTAATACTACAAATTCTCCTCCTTCAAAAGAGTCATTTAGTTGCCCCACAACACTTAAAACTGGAACACCTTTTTTGTCTTCAAAAATACTTGTGATGTGATCTAT